GCGGCAACAATTGATGGAACGCAAACTGTTGAGAATGGTGTTCTTGCAGGTCCAATTTCTATTCCAGCAACTGTTACCGTAACAGGAACCCTGGTAATAGTTTAATGTCAAAAGTCGAAGTCAATACAGTCGAACCACAATGCGGAACTACTTTAACTTTAGGTGGTTCAGGAGATACAGTTGCTTTAGGTAGTGGTGCTAGTCAAACAGGATTTGGTAGAACAGGAACAGTTGATTGGATTACAACTCCAAAAGTTACAGGAGATTCTCCAGTAACAGCAGTCACAGGTAAAGGATATTTTTTAAATACAACAGCAGGAACAATTACAATTAATTTACCAGCAGGTTCTGCCGGGGATATAGTCTCAGTGGCTGATTATGCAGCTACTTGGGAGACTTATAATGTTACAGTTGCACCTAATGGTACAGAGAAAATTGGTGGAACTAATGCAAATGCAACTTTATCTACACAGGGACAATCAGTAACTTTTGTATATGTAGATGGAGTTCAAGGTTGGGTCAATACAATGGATTCAACTTCTAATGTTAGAGCTTCTGCACCTATCGTAGCTACTGGTGGAAATAGTTGTGGCACAGACGGAGATTACAAATGGCACGAATTTACAAGTCCAGGAACATTTCAAATTACAGCAGGTAGTTCTACAGGGTTAAGAGTTTCAGCAGTCGTTGTTGGTGGTGGCGGTGGTGGCGGAGTTTCAAACGGTGGAGGAGGCGGTGGTGGAGCCGGTGGTTATAGAGAAACAAAAGTAACCAGCGATCCTTATACAGCTTCTCCAATAGCCTCTATAGTGGCGTGTGGAATTCCTGTTAGTGTTACATCTTATTCAGTTACAGTCGATGGTGGAGGAGCAGGAGCTCCGGGTCTTGGAGGAAGTCCAGCGTGTTCGGGTCAACCTGGCACATCGGGTGGAGTCACAACTTTTCATACTCTTACCAGTGCTGGTGGAGGATATGGTGGTGGATCTAATTCATTAAATGCGTGCGCTTCAGGAAATCCCGGTGGATCTGGCGGTGGTGGTGGAAAATCTGGTTCTCCTGGATCTGTTACTGGTGGCACAGGAAATATTCCTAATGTAAGTCCTGCTCAAGGAAATGCTGGAGGAAATAGTAATGCATCCCCGTGTAGTCCTACTAATTGTGGTTCTGGTGGTGGTGGAGCTGGCGATCAAGGAGAAACAATTACGTGGACAAATAGTAGAGGTGGAAATGGTGGAATTGGAGTTACAACAGTTATTAAAGGCAGTCCCGCGCCTATATCAGTAGCGGGAGGTGGTGGAGCAAATAGTGAAGTTGGAGGCGTTGGTGGAACAGGTGGAGTTCATAACACTGGAGCAACACCTTCTCCAAGTGCAGGACCTAGTTCTCCTAGATCACCCGGATTTGGTGGTGGTAATGGAATGAATGGCGCAGCCCCACAACCTTTTCCTGGAAGTGGAACAAGTGCAGGAGGATGTAATACTGGTGGTGGTGGAGGAGGAGCAGACGCTCCCGGCAATGCAGGGGGAAATGGAGGATCAGGAAGGGTAATAATTAGATATAAATATCAAAACCTATAATAAATTATGACAAGTAAAATTAAAGTAGATAATATAAATAAAGTTTCAGATGATTCAAACATCATCAATAAGTGTGGTACAACAATTACACTTGGTGCAAGTGGCGATAGTATTAACTTAGCTGCTGGTGCATCACAAACAGGATTCGGAAGAACAGGAACTGTAGATTGGAACACAACTCCGGTTACTGCAACTCCAACTACAGCTACAAGTGGAACAGGATATTTTATAAACACTACGGGCGGAGCTAAAACAATTAATTTACCAGCGTCCCCTAGTGCAGGAGACATCGTCTCTGTTAAAGATTATGCAGGAACGGCTGGGACTTATGCTATTACAATAGCTAGAAATGGAAGTTTGATTAGAAGTGGCACAAATGATTTTTCAATAGAAAAATCTAATGGAGGAGCAACCTTTGTTTATATAGATGGGGTTGAAGGCTGGCAAGTTTTTGTAAATGGTTCTGATTCAGACGTAACATCAACTTTTGTATGTGCAACCGTAACTGGCTCGTGTAATGCAATAACAGTAGCTCCCGATTGTGCAAATTATAAAATTGCAACTTTTAAAAATCCAGGAACATTTTGTGTAGCATCAGTTTCTTGTAATCCAGCTAATAATAATGTAGATTTTTTAGTGGTTGCTGGAGGTGGAGGTGGAGGCTCAGGATGTGGTGCCGGAGGTGGAGGTGGTGCCGGTGGTTTTAGATTTTCAGCAGACCCCACAACTAATCCTCAAGCAGGACCAGGAGCGCCTAGAAATATAGGAGTTCCACAACCAATTTCAGCAAGTCCTTATACAATTACAGTAGGTGGTGGTGGACCAGGTGGACCTGGAACTAATCCAGGACCTACGGCACCCGGAACAAAAGGTTCCGATTCAGTTTTTAGTAGCTACACTTCAACAGGTGGTGGTTTCGGAACAGCGGGTCGATGTGGTGGACCTACTCCTGCTGGTCCAGGTGGATCAGGTGGTGGAGTAGCAAGGAATAGAGGTAGTTTAGGAAATGGAAATACTCCTCCTACAAGCCCTTCTCAAGGAAGTGATGGAGGTCCGCCTTCAGGAAATACCCTAGCCGGTACAGGTGGAGGTGGCGCTATGTTTGGTGGTGGTAGTGGTGGATGTCTACCCGCACCGTCTGCAGGTTATGGTGGAGCAGGTGGAGAGGGTGCAGGTATTACAGGTTTTGGTGCTAATGGAGAATGTTCAGGTTCTGTACAATATTTTTCTGGTGGCGGAGGAGGTGGTACATTTAACTGTGCTACTGATACTCCAGACGGACCACCAACAAATGCACACGGAGGTCTTGGTGGTGGTGGACCAGGTGCAATGGCACCAGATCATCCAGGAAGTTATGGTGCAGGAACAAGTCCCGCTAATAAACAATGGGGCGCTAACGGAACAGACAACACCGGCGGTGGTGGAGGTGGAGGTGGAGAATCTCCAACGGCAGGAACGCCAAGTAATGATGGTGGTGGTGGAAGCGGTGGTAGTGGAATTGTAGTAATAAGGTATAAGTTTCAATAGGAAAAAATTATGAGTGAAATAAAAGTAAATAAAATAACACCACGATCAAATTGTGGTACAACCCAATTAGGAGATAGTGGAGATACTATTACCATTCCTGCGGGCGCAACAATAACTAACTCTGGTACAGCAACGGGTTTCGGAGCTACAGGTTCTGTTAACTGGGATACTAATTCTATTAAAACAACAGATTTTAATGTTGTAGCGGGAGCCGGATATTTTGTTAACACCACAGCGGGAGCAGTGATAGCAACTTTACCAGGTAGTCCAACAGCTGGAGATGTTGTAGGGTTTTGTGATTATGCTAATACCTTCGACACATATGCGCTAACATTAAATAGAAATGGTTCTAATATTGAAGGGGCGGCGAGTAATGCGACAGTTAATCTTGAAGGGGCGGCCGTTACTTTAGTTTATGTAGATGTAACCAAAGGATGGCTTGTAACAGATACAGGAAATAGTAATGATTATTTTCAAGAAACTTTTGTAGCAGCATCTGGTGGATGTATATCGACTTCAGGAAATTACAAAATTCATACATTTAATTCACCTGGAACTTTTGCTGTAACGACTCTTAGTAATCTGGCAGCCAATAATACAGTTTCATATATGGTTGTCGCTGGTGGTGGTTCAGGTGGTGGTGGACACGGAGGTGCCGGTGGCGCAGGAGGATTTAGAGAATATAAATCACCTGTTGATTGTTATACTGCAAGTCCTTTAGATGGTAGTCCAACTGGTGCAGGTAGTGGAACAGCAGTGACAGTTACCGCAACTCCTTATGCTATTACTGTGGGTGGAGCAGCCACAGCACCGGGTGGTGGATATACTAATCCGGCTTCCGTTGGTCCCAATGGAAATAATTCAAGTTTTTCTACGATCACTTCAACAGGTGGTGGAGGTGGTGGAGGATATAATGTCCCAGGTCCGAATATTCCATTAGAAGCAGGACAACCAGGTGGTTCCGGCGGCGGTGCCGTTGGACAACAAGTTCGATGTGGGGGAGCAGGCAATACTCCTCCAACAACTCCTGCTCAAGGAATGAATGGTGGAAATGCAAACTCTCCTGGTGGTGCAGGTGGTGGTGGAGCCACAACAGTTGGAAGTACTCCCCCTGCCCCGGGTATCGGTGGAGCTGGTGGAGCTGGCGCTGCAACGTGCATTAGAGGTACTCCTGGAACTTATGCTGGTGGTGGAGGTGGTGGAGCGGAATCCGGTCCTGGAACAAGTCCCGCAGGTCCTCCTTATACAGGTGGAGCTGGTGGAGCTGGCGGTGGAGGAGCTGGCGGTGGATGTCAACCTACTGCAACTCCTGGAGGTAACGGAAGCGCTAATACTGGTGGTGGCGGTGGTGGTGGAACAGGTGGTGGAAGTTCGACCGGTCCTGAGCCAAAAGGCGGTCAAGGTGGATCGGGAATAGTGGTTATAAGATATAAATATCAATAATATTTATGTATTTACACAAATTTAAAATTAATATATAAGGAGAAACATATGGCACACTTTGCAAAAATAGGAATGAAGGGAAAAGTTATCGCAGTATTAACGATGGGTAACGGAGATATGCTGAACGCGGATGGCGTTGAAGATGAAGCAGTAGGACAACAATATTTAGAGAGACACAATAATTGGCCTGCACAAATGTGGATTCAAACTTCTTACAACACATCAAATAATAAGCATTCTTCAGGAGATCATTCTAAAGCTTTTAGAGGCAATTATGCTGGTCTAGGTTTTGAATGGGATGAAGACAATCAAATTTTTTGGCCTAAACAACCTTTTACTAGTTGGGTAAAAGATACTACAACTGCATCTTGGAAATCACCAATCGGTGATCCTTCAGCATTAACGGCAGAACAAATTTCACAAAATAAAGCAGGTACTCATTCTTGGGTTCATTCGTGGAATGAAGAAGGCCAGTCTTGGGACTTGACAAATATAAAAGCATAATTGATCTAGATCAAATCTTTTAAATCATATTGACATTATACTATCATCCTTTATAAAAGGAGCTGGTATGCATAAGAAAGTATTGAGCGAAATTGATTTACATTATGGCAATATAGATATGCCTAAAGGTTTTGAGATAGACCTCTCCAAACTTCAAAAAGATATTTTATCTTCTCATATTACAGATTCCGATTTTCCCTACTCACGCGAATGGGATAAATTAAATACTTATATAAGAGAGGAAGTGTATCTTGAACACAACTTTTCGTTAGTTCTTAAAAAGATGTGGGGAAATGTATATAAACCCCAAGAAATATCTGTTCCTTTATTACATATTGATGCGGTTGATTTAAGAAATTCCGCGGACTATACTTTTCTTTATGGAGTAAACGTAAAAGATTGTAGTGTTAGAATACATTATGATGACAATAGAAGAGCAGGAAGAAGTTGGGACATCCCATTAAAAAACAATAAGTTTTTGATGTTCCCGTCTACCCAGATGTATTACATTACCAATAAGCAGAAGGAGTCTTTAAACTTTATTTTTAGTTCAACTTATGAATCTGTCTAATTATTATTGGTATTTTAGTGGAGTTTTAACTCCGAGATTTTGTGATGATGTTATTGAATATGCCTTGTCTAAACAAGAAGTAATGGCAAAGACAGGTGGATATGGTGATAAAAAATTAAACAAAGAAGAAGTATTAGATTTAAAAAGAAAAAGAAATTCGGATTTAGTATGGCTTAATGATACTTGGATTTATAAAGAATTACATCCTTATGTTAATATGGCAAATAAAAATGCTGGATGGAATTTTCAATGGGAGAGATCCGAATCGTGTCAGTTTACCAAATATAAATTAAATCAATATTATGATTGGCACAATGATCCGTGGCCCGTACCTTATAAAAGAAAAGAAGGCGATCCCGATAATGGAAAAATTAGGAAACTATCAATGACTTGCCAGTTAACCGATGGGTCCGAATATAGTGGGGGAGAATTAGAATTTGATTTTAGAAACTATGATCCCAATATGAGAGATGAAAGTAAACATATAAGACAAGTAAAAGAGATATTACCTAAAGGCTCTATCGTAGTATTTCCTTCACACCTGTGGCATAGAGTCAAACCAGTAACGAGAGGAACCAGATACTCACTTGTCGTATGGCATTTAGGGGATCCATTTAAATAGTATGTATATAAATAATTATTTTGTAACACCGATATGGAGTGAAATAAAAAAAGACTTTGTTAAATCTTTGAACAAAGCAAGTGATCCATATATTAAAGAAGCAAGAAAAAATAAAGAAGCTAAAGCTTATCTTAAAGCTCACGGCGACTTTGGAAGATCGTGGCACTCCACCCAATTATTGGGTGACACTCAATTTCTCGATTTTAGAAACTATGTAGGTCAAAAAGCTTGGGAGTTTTTAGATCACTCAGGATTTGATATGAGTAAGTATACAACTTTCTTTGAACAATGTTGGGTACAAGAATTTTCTAAAAAAGGAGGTGGTCATCATTCAGCACACATTCATTGGAATACTCACGTCAATGGTTTTTATTTTTTAAAAGCGAGCGACAAGACTTCAATGCCAGTTTTTCACGAACCGCGAACTGGAGCAAGAACCACTAAATTACATATGAAACCAAATCTTAAAGGCGTATGGACAGGACACGAACAAATTCATTTTAAACCTGAACCAGGATTGCTGATGTTTTTTCCAGGATATTTAGAACACGAATTTTCTATCGATCACGGTAAAGAACCATTCAGATTTATTCATTTTAATTTGTCAGCTGTATTAAAGGAGCACGCGAAAGATGTTTAAAAAGAAAAAATATACAGTTATGCGTCAAGCTATATCCAAAGACTTAGCTAGTTTTATTGCCAATTATTTTTCTATGCAAAGACAAGTTTTAGATACTTGTAAACAAGCTAGATATTTTTCACCGTTTGAAAATATCCTTGGATCTTATGAAGATGCACAAATTCCTAATACTTATTCACACTATGCAGACATCGCTATGGAGACTTTAATGTTAAAATGTCAACCAGCTATGGAAAAAGCAACAGGATTAAAATTATATCCTGCTTATACTTATGCAAGAATATATAAAAAAGGTGATGTTTTAAAAAGACATAAAGATAGATTTAGTTGTGAGATATC